TTGTCAGTTAACCACTGTGTCCCCTGTTTCATAAAGTCTAGCAATGCCATATTATATTTCCCATTTGTTATCTTCTATTTTTTTACCATCTGCGATGCTTTGCAAATGAGCCATTATTTCGTTTACTGTTGTAATTCTCATGTAACATACTTCTCTTGCTACTTTATCGTCTACGTCTGAATGTATTAACATATTTATATGTGTTTTTATTAGGTCATCCATTGCTTCTTTAAAGCTATCATCGTTAACTATGTTAGCTATGCTGTCTGCATTAATCATCAGAGTCTATTCCTGTCTTAACTACGATAGTAATTGGCTCATCACCACCACCAATCTCTTGCATAGCTTTACCATCTAATCTATCACCTAATTCTTTAATAGCAGAGATGTCTCCATCTTCAGCTTTAGCATAAAGTGCGTTAGCAACTGCATGTAGTTTTTTATAATCTTCTTGCACTGCTAGTTTACGCACAATTTTACCCCAAACTCTTTTGTCTCTAGTTGAGTTCTTGTTTCCTTTGGGTGCGCCTACTTTCTTTTTAACTTCTTCTGCCATAATATCCTCTTAAACGTAATAATCTTTATATGAATCGCCATCTACTGTTGTTTCAAATGGTTTTGACCAATCTGTCCTTGCTCCGTTACCTGCGGTGTCCATTCCTAACGCTAAATATCTAAAAGCATCTGCAGCGTGTGAACTCCAATCATGTAATGGCCTGTTTTGGAAAGAGCTAGTTTTTTCGTTAAAGACTCTACGATAGTTCTGTAGACACTCTAATCCAGATCTTGTCCTGTCTTTATTAAACCAACAGTTAGGTAGTATTCTTCTTGCTGCTTGTATTCCATCTTCTACCGATGCTTTTGGTGCAACTTCAATTTCTAATCCAGCTTCTGTTAAGAATTGGTATCGAGATTTTCCTGTCTGTAATTCTCTGACATTAACATCGTGTGGCATGATGTGAATATAATCTCTATAACCTTTCTCATCTAACCAAGCAATGTAATGGTCTAAAGATTCACCAGATGCTTCGTAGAAATCCATTAACCTAACTTCGCCACTAATTGTTTCTGCTACCCATATTGCAGTTGAATCAGACATTCCCAAATCCCATGCAGTTATTTTTTGTGTTGCTGCCTCTGATGGAATATCTCTAATTCTATGTTTATCGGTTAGCTCTTTAAGTAACTCACCATAATAAGCTCCTACAATAGGTGCTTCAAATGATATTTCAAACTCTTGCTCGTACTTATTCTCTCCCATTGCTTTTTTAGCATCTTTAAGTTCTTCTTCATCTATCAGTTTTGTTTCTGATGCTTTAAATTCTTTTAGTGTCCAATTCTCATTGTCATCTGTGTCAGCAAAGTCTCTTAATGTTTTAAAATGGTTACTGCCTTTTGGCGTACCAATAAACATTGCCCATCCTATCCTGTCCGAAAGAGCAGGTCGTATAACTTCCGTAAATAGACCAGGGTTAACATCACCATACTCATCGATAACACAACCATCGAGATAAATACCACGAAGGGCATCAGGATTATCAGCACCATACAGTGAGATACGTCTACCCATAAAGTCGACTCGTAATTCTGAGACATTTGGTACTCCTCCGAGTGGCCTTGTGTATTCTTTAAGATAGTCCCACGCAATTCTTTTAGCTTGAGAGTATGTAGGTGCGATGTAAGCATATTGTGGTGCGTTCTTTTTACACTGTAAAGCTGAGTGAATTAATTGGTTAATTGCTGCAACTGTTTTACCCATTCTACGATGACAAACCGCCACTGTCCATCTGCTATTCTTTACTGCTTTGTGTATTTCTTTTTGTGGTGGTCTTGGCTCGTAGCCTGTGCTAACTTCCTGAACTTCCATTTAATCTCCTCATACGTTACCTTGTGATGCTTGTGCTAACTTATCTACTGCGTTAATCATAGACTTCATTTGGTCGTTAGAAGCAGTGTTACTATTCTTCTGTTCTTTGATAGCTAAGTCTTGTTCTCTTAGTTGAATGTCAGCTTCTAGTTTAGCTCTTTCTGTTTCTATTTCTAGCATCTGTCTATCAGCATCTAATTGTTGTTGTTGAGCTTTTAGTTGTAACTCTTGTGCTTCTTTTTCTGCTTGAAACTTTAGCTTCTCTGTTTCTAGTTGTTGCTTGGCCATATCTGTTTGCATTTTCATTTGCGCTTTTTCACGTTCAGCATTTGCGATTGCCTCTGCAGCCTTAACCTGTGGTGGTGTCTTATCTGCCTGTGCATCCATTTGCATGAGTTTAGCCATTTCTTCATTAGTTACCTCTTTAATAAATTGTTTGTCATCTTCCATGCCTGATGCGTTAATAAATTTAGCGAGTGTATCTCTGTACTGTTGAATTGTAACTAATGGATTATTAATTCCATACTGTTGTAGTATTTGCTCTTGCTTGGCTAATACCATTTGTAGCATACCAATCTTTTCGTTCTTTGTGCCTTTGCCTAAGCCTACATTAACCTCTACTTTATATTGTGTATCCCATTCTCTTGGATTAATAACTAAAGGTTGACCTGATATATTCATTACTCTTTCTTCTTTTTGGTACTTACAAAGAAGTTGAAATATTCCTTGAATCAATGACTTAACACCTGTGTCTGCAAATGTTCTTGCAATAAGTTCTAGTTTGCCTTGTGCTTGAGCAGTCATAGTTGCTACTGCTGTTGCTGATACATTTTGTAATACGTTAGCATCTAAACCTTGATTAAGGTCAGACACACCAGTTCTTTTTGCTTGTAGTTGGTCTAAATACTCAAGCATAGGGAATGATTGACCTGCTGAACTCTGTACTGTCATAGGTACGATAGCGTTAGGGTTCTTCATACGGATGATACCACCTGCCGTACTATTAAGTAAGTCATCTAAGTTTACTTGTCCTTCTACTGCGCCTACTCTTGAGTTGTTAGTTAAATACAAGTTGTCTAGCATTTGTCGGGTAATACTTGTCTTAACTACCTGCAAGTCCATTGTGTGGTCTGCCATACTTTGTCCGTAGAACTCGTTAGGCATTGGAAATGGGCATAGGCTGTAGAACGGAATGTAGTCTATTTCTTCGTCTGAAAGTATAGTTTTAGATGCGTAAAGAATCTTGTGCTTTGTTGCTACGCCATCTTTATTGCCAATATCTAAATAACATTCATAACAAGCAATAATTTCTTGTGTTTTGTCAACAGATAACTCTTCAGGTTTTGAGAAATCAAAATCATCATCAAATCCTACTATCCCACCTATTTCATCTTGTGTTTTAAGTTCATCTACAACGCTCTTTTTAAAACCCATGTTAACTAGGTCAGCTCTTGTGAGTAATACTTTTTGAGCTACAAAAGAAGATTCTTCTATGCTTTCTGCATCTTGGTTAATGATAAAATGGTCAGGGTTAATGTTTTCAATCTTTACTCTACTTGCATTTTCTGTCTTTTCTAATACGACATCATAAGTTGGCGGAGGTGATTGTAATAAAGGTTCTCCTGTCATAGGGTCTTGACCTACCGGGACAGGTTCTTGTACATTTTCTTGTTGTTCTATTATCTCTACTTCTTTATCATTCATCAGCATGGTCAGTTCTTCTGCTGATAGGTCATTGTAAGTTTCTTTTGTTTTACTTATATTATCATCATAATAACATTTTATTACACCCAAGCCTTTTAATAAAGCATTGAAGAAAGCATCTCGTAAGATGGCAGCTCCGTTATTATCGTTAAAGAGTACATACCTGGTGACATCTGTGATGATTTTACTTTGCACTGCACTGCCATTTGCTGTAGGTTTAAACTCACACATATTTAAACCTAAGAAAGGTTTAACTAGCTCACCTAATGAACCCATGACTGCTTCTTGTACAGCACTGTCTATAACAGAACTTCTGCCTTTAGTTTTACCTAACTCATTGTGGTATGGTTTACGATAGTAAAATGCCTCAGCACGTTCCCTTCCCTCCATAACATTTTCGTTAAGGTAATCGGTAGCTTGTTCTATATTGGTCTCTACTATCTTCTTTATTTCTTCTTCAGATTTATCCATGTTGTCTCAAATTAGGTGGAGGGTTTTAAACTGCCAGGAGAAAGAGCAGTCCCTCCGATTTATTTATGCTAAGGTTATTAGCTTTAGTTTGTACATCATTCTTGCCATTAGTGCGCCACAATATGTTCCGTAGTAACCAATGTGAATGTGTTTCTGTTGATGTTTTATCTGTGCGTTATAAGGTCTTGCTTTTGCTCTTTTATCTATTCTAACGCCAGTTCCGTTATTATTATGTCTATTAACAGAGCCTGTTACTACTCTTAAATTCTCTATTCTATTATCTGCTTTATTTCTATTAATGTGGTCTATTTGTAATCCTTTAGGTATTTTGCCGTTAAGCATCTCCCAAATAACTCTATGCTCTCTTACTATCTTTTTATTTGCATAACATAATCTATAACCAGATGGAGCTAATGTTCCAGCCCGATCTCCTTTATCTGACCCATTTCTTCTTTTAAATTTATTATAGAGCTTTCCATCTCTATATTCAAATATCTCATTGTAATCCATAATCTTCTCCTTTAAAATTAGTTGGGAGATAAGTTCTCCCGGACTTATTACTTGTTCATGACATACATAGTCACTTCAAAACCGAACCTTAATTCTGTTGCTTCTGGTTTAACCCACATAATG